GAACTGTTTCGCATTTTCCAGTGTCGGGTTACCTTTCTTCGAAGTGGTTTCAACTACTGCTTTCAGTGCTAGTTGATTCATATCTACTACGGGCTTAGCAACAGCCGTGCTTTCTGAAGGGTTCTCGTTTTTCATGGTTTTACCTCCCATGTTCTGAGACCGCGATTATAGTTTGACGAGCCGACTGACTCATCTTCACCGCCTCCGTTGTCGCAGGTTGCCGCTCGTAGCCCGCAAATGAATGTGGGTCTGCCGTTGCCGTCCCGACATCGGTTTGTGTTCCGATACGTCTTGCGGGAGAGCGGTGACCTGCGACAAAGGGGGAGATGAGTTAGTCGGGTCGTCATACTCTAACTGCGGTGTCTGATCATGGGGGTAAAATTGTAAAAGTGTCGCAGGCAACAGGAAAACATCGCGTCGTGCCACGGTAAACATGGCAGACCCATCTGTGTACAGAACGTCACCCCCCGTCGCCCCCTGTGTTTTTCTGTTGATTGTAGACGAAAGGGCAGTCCTCTCTAGGAATTTTTAGCTCAAAAACGCGGGTGATCCAGTTGCGATCCGGGTATGTACCGCATGGCGTGGTTCAATAATCCCCACTCTAGGTACCTAGAAGCTCGATTTTGGCTCTTGATCCAGGTGATCCGGGTATTTTCTAACTATTGCGCGTATAGTAATATATATAAAGAGTACAGAAATACCCGGTACATGTGGCACACCCGGATCAAACCCCGATTCCAGTCTAAAAACGAGGATTGACCCGGATCGGTCATCCGGTTCACTACTGGTTCACTTCAATTCTTCAGGAATCGGGATATCAATTATCTCTTTAGTCTCAATACAGTACAAAACATACCCTCCCTCTTTTCTCCATACATCCCAAATAAGACCATCCTCATCTACCATTTCATCCCCGTCCCTATACTTGGTCCTTAATAGAGCCCACAGCATCTTGGGATCGGCCTCCCTCGGACTTTTGTTGTCTTTACTCATAGTAAGTGCAACCCATATCCTAATTGTGCCCTCTTCGTCTTCACTGTATGCGGGGCAACCAACAACCTCAAAGATCTTTTCATATTCCATTATCAGTCCTTTCTGTGTTTAACACAAGTCCTCGAAACTTTTACGGAGGCTCAAACCTTTTAAGCCCCTCTTTCCCCCGTGTGGTCGATGTCTATTCACTTCCCAACTACTTTGCGTTTCTATTTTTATCGACAATTGATTCCTTGCGACGTGAAGATTCTTTATCGAGTTCGTTTTCAACCAATTATTCCATTGTAGCCACAATAGGTCTGTAGCCACGAACCCACTCTCTCTCCTTATGAACCTCTCTTCCAAGAAGTAATCAAACGGATTGTTCTGCAGGTGGTACATCTGTATCGTATCACTTGCTCTACTAGGCAACGGGAACTTGTTTTCTTCGGCTTCCAAGTCAATAGCACCCTGCACAGCCCACGCAGCGATCCCCTCTAACTCCCCCAACAACTTGTCAATCAGATACGGGTCCTCATGACCTTCGAAACTCACATCAAAAGGAAGCACCAGCATCTTACTACTAAGACCTCTACCCTTATTAGGTAACGAGGGTATCTCATTAGCCTGCACTATAGGTGCTGCATTGATTATCATGTTTCTCATCTGTCTCTTGTATTTGACATTCACGGTAACGGGGTCTTGTCCAATTATGTTTTTCAGTACTCTTGTGGCTTTTTCTCCTTCTCTTCCATCCAGCTCACTAACCTCACTGATACAAAGAACCCTAGAATGCTCCAATCCATCCAACCCAAAATCATTAGACAAATCGTCTAAACTACTATTCATAAACGCATCGCGCCCCAACAGGGACTGTAACACTTTACCAATAGTACCCTTACCACTCCTGACCTTCCCATACATGAGTAACCACCTAGCATGTCTTCTATGATTCATGAGGCAGTACCCCATCCATCTCATCAACAACATACTCCACTCTGGATCATTGTTACCCCACTCTTCCAGGCACTTCATCCAACGAGGACATTCGGCAGCAGGATTGTAATCCACGGGAATAACTACCGGATCAAACCAATCCTCGGTTCTCTCCACGATGTCTCCCGTCTTCGCATCCACCAATACATCCTGAAACGCGATCACACTACCCGCATCTCTACTGGGATCATTCAACCATATAGGGATGTTAGAGTGGGGGATCCTAATTCTAGCAGCCAGCCCCCTAACGATGTTGTCGATCTTCTGCTTGTTGGGTGCGATCCTTCTGACCCGAGGTAACCCATCATTACCTATCTCTTGATAGTACGAATCTTCTAGTTCTTTCCAACAAAGATCTTCCAACCATTCTATTTCTCTTCGCTCCCAACGGTCCCCGTACCATTGGTAGAAGTCTCCTCTAAATGCCCATAGACCACACTTTCCAGAGGGAGTTCTAAATACTCCTCTCAACAGTGCATCTGCAATTTTCATGGGCTCTGCAGAAGTTAGTGGTCTGTCTTGAGTTCCAACAGACATTACTGTATCCTTTACATTATGGGTGACGTACCTGCCTATGACCAAAACCTGAAAGATGCTCTCCAATTTGGGGCCCGAAAAGATCCCACCAAAGAAGGAGCACCTGAATTAGGTATTGGCATGGAAGAACGAAATCGAACGCATATCGATGTTTCGAGTGCCGAGGATGCTTTTGCTGCGAAGTACTGGGCGGGTGGACCTAAGAGATACAATCGAGGTTTGAATCAACCCGGTAGGGGACCTCAGTGGAATGCGTGGTTTGACGATTTTATGAAACGATGGAGCGAGGCACATCCGGGGGCACACCCCGCAGACCCTTCAAGTTACAAACCAAAAGCGATTACGGTTCCGACTTCGACACCTACCACTACAGCACAGTCTACCACAAATACAATGAACATGTTACAGGTGACTCCTCAAACTTATGCATCACAAGTACAAGCTGCATCAGCAAGATATGCTCAAGGGGAACAAGCAGCAGATAACCAAGCAATGGCAATGGTGCAAGACAGCAACCCCCGCAATCCTAAGCCACAAAGCAATATAGACTTTGATCGACTTGGTAACGTGCAGACCGAGGATGATCTTCGTCATTGGTTAAGTAACAACTTCTTATCACCTGCAGGACAAGACCCTCTACCGAGAGATAAAACAAGTGAGGATTATGGGGCTCGTCAATTTGCACCCCATCCAGACTATCCCGAAGGTAGTGGTGCATTCACAGAAACACAAAGTCCTTTACCCGAACATGATGATATCTGGACAGATATGGAGAGGAAAATGCGAGAACAAACTCAGATTCGGAATAATTTATTAGAACAACTGGGTGCTCAAAATCTAAATATTCCTATGGGACAGTCACCTGAGGATTTCCTTAGAGACGATGCAATAAGAGATGGTGGTGGTGGAAGAGGGATTGAGGAACCAAAATATAATTGGCAAAGGAAAAGGGAAGAGATGCAAAGGGGAACTCAGAACCCCGATAGAAGATTCCCTTGGCAGGAGGCAGGGTTAATGGGTGATTCTATGCAAACAGCGGAAATACCTTGGCAAGAGATGCTTTTAGGAGGAGGAGCAGGAGCATATATCAATAGGATGAGGAAAAAATTCGGAAGTCCAAAAGGTAAACCAGGACCTGTAGTAATGGAAAAGGGAGTGCCTCGTCCTGTTGGGTATGGAGGACCTATATCAGTTTCGGGTGGAGACGCTCCTGTTCCTGAGTTTACTCCTGAGCAAATTGCACAACAGCGAAGACACGAAGAAAATATTAAAAGAAAAAGCATTATCAAACCAATAGATTATAGAGCAGAACTAGAAAAAGCATTTGGTCCAGCCAGTAAATCTCGACCCTCTATGACTCCCGAACAAAGAATGGAAATGTATAAGTTGATGGAGTCAATGTTCAAAGAAGCAGAATCTTTACGGGGAAACATAAAAGGAATCACTAATGAACCTCCTCCTGATTGGGATCCTGAAGCAGAGAAACGAAAGAAAATAATGCGGGAAGGTATGGGTGGAGAAGAAGCACGAAAGAAAGCACGAGCAGAACAGCCCGACCTTAAAATTTCTGGAACACAAGCAGATACAGGTAAACCTCCTACTATGGCACCACCAGAAGTAATAGGGGAAAAGAGGATTCTTAATACACCCGCTACTGGATACGATATGGCTCGGTTGGAAGATCTTCGAAAAGAGTTAGGGTTTAATTCAAATGAGGACATAAGAACTGCGGCTAAGAAGCAAATGGAACTTAGGAACTTACCTCACAATTACGAAGGTTCTGTCACTATAAAAAGCAAAGACGGGAAACGAACCTTCCAAATTCAAGTAGGGAAAGACAGTGCTGATCGCTATCGTACTATATTGTCTGCACAAGAAGTAAAACCGAGGGGTGGAACAAGAAGAGGATTTGTTAGGACTCCTGATGTTAAAGCAATAAGACAAGCAATCAATGCTAATCCGGGAGCCGTAAAAGGTGGGGCGTTAGCATCCTTAGCAATGCTTTTAGGTTCCCATAAAGATAACGCTTGGGACTGGAGTGATGCGATAAATAAAGAAGCTTGGGAAGGTGCAGACTTGGGAGGTGCTTTCGGAGGTGCGGCTAGTGCTATGGTCGGGGGAGTAGAAAACTATAACCTTGATACCCTACTTGGTGGAGTGAATCCTTATTTACCTAAACATCTTGCAGGAGGAGTTAAAGATGTGGCTCAAGTACTTATTGGAGATCCGTTTATTGCAGCATCACAAGCAATAGGTGGTCGTCAACTTACTCCTGAAGAATATTCCAGAACCTCAACCTTTGGTGTATCGGGAGGGGGCTACGGTCCTACATTCGCAAGATGAGTGAACAGTTTTACATAGGGTTTGGGTCAGGGATAAAACTATTATCTGAGGAGTGGTACATCAAGGAGATGGGTCCTGATATTACCAAGAAAGCCTTCAGAGCTTTTTGTAGGGCTCTTCAAGTTCCAATCATAGAAATAGGCAAGACTTCCTTTGTTGAGATGAACTCGTTCCAACTTGCACTTAAAGCAATCACTAGAGTGGGGGAACCAGACTTTTATGTGTCGGGTTGTCTCTCTATAGCAAACGGAAAGAAGAGACCTTCTAAGTTAGCGGTTGATTATGTAACAAAGAATCTCGAACCTCTTCTATGTGAGTTACTTGCGTGTAAAGCATTAGGGGGACTTTCTTTAACAACGGAAACTAAGTCTGCTGCTCGAATTGCAGCCGAGAGAATGGCTAGAGCTGGCATAGGAGAAATGGCAGTAGAGTTTCAAAACGAGTACACCAAGAGATCAATTCGTGTGTTTAATGATGTAACACTACAATCAAAGAGTATACTGGACTTATATGAAGAAGAATTTGACGAAGAACCCGACACTGGGGAAGATACAGAAAGTTAGTTCCGAAGAAGTAGTAACTTCTTTTTATGGATTAGATGGTGCTGCTTCGGCTATCAAAGCATCAAACTTTGATATCATGGAGGAAATCACTATGGTGATTCAACACACGAGAGATCCCGATCCTAAAGTTAGTCTCCCAGCGTTGCGTCACTTCAGGAGTTTATTGAAAGAGCTGGTACTATCAAACGGCATGATAGGAACAGTTAAACAAACAGAGACATTGCCAGATACGAACGTAAGTCGTACAATGTCATCTTCAACACTGTTAACTAACCTTAGGAGTCAAAATGGCCAAATCCAAGATCAAGTCGAAAGAAAACACGAAATCCTCCCGGCCCACGGTGGCGAAAAAGAAGACAAAAAAGAAGGCAGTAAAAAAGGTAGAAAAGGTAGAAAAGGCAGAAAAAAAAATACCTCTAAGTCCAACAGCATCAAATGCAGTCTACCTTCTTCAGATGATGACAATGATGGAAATGATCCAAGTATCAGCACCAGCCATTCGGGACTTGGGAATCTATGATGTAGAAAAGTGGTCGGGGGGTTTTGAAAACTTATACACGGAAGTCTTTGGGTGCCTTTTCAACAAGAAGAAACAACTACATGAATATCTCGTTCCTGTACTTCAAGAACTAGAACGGGAATCTTATTGTGGTACAGACATACAATTACTAGCGGTCTCCCTATCTAGAGTGGGGGCTTCTCTTGCGTTCATTAAGATGTCAACAGATAAGGATTCTTAATGACATGGATCACACAAGATAATAATCCTTTTTATCCTTTACCTTCCGATTATCCAGAACTATCGGTTGAAGGACAAAGGAAGGCAAGGATAAATGCTTGTCGATTGTGGACAACAAAAGATAAATCTTCAAAGGAGATATCAGAAGCATTTGCTGCAGGTTTAAGATTCTTCGATCTTTACTATCTACACGCAGACGAGGCTATAGATTTTAATCCTCTCTTTTATGATGATGATCCTCTAGAAACTCCCGTGTTTCATTATGACATATTAAAACAGTGGGCTTCCTCGCCCCGTAACATTTGCATTGCACCACGAGGTTCTGCTAAGTCTTATCTTGTTCGAAAGGCTTGTTTGTTGAGAATGATAACCCGTCCCATGTATTCAATCCTTTACGCAACATCTACGAATGATAATGCACGAGGTACGGGTCAAGCACTCAAGGATCAGTTCCAACATAACCAAAGAATTCAGGATGATTGGAATCCCGAGTTCCCAGACAACAGATTAGTTCCAAAAAGAGGTGAAGCACCATTCGGAACCGAGATGATGCAACTAAGAAATGGTAGTTGGATTCGAGCTATCTCAGCAGAGTCCAGACAACGGGGTGGTCGTCCTCGAAGATATGTACTTGACGACCCCGAGTATGACCCAAAGGCATCAACCTCCATGAACCTTATTCGTCAATACATGGATGACCTCTTGTTTAAGGTGGTTCTTCCCATGGTCATGCGTTCGGGATGTGGTGTCGATTGGTTAGCAACATTCGTATCTCGTCGTCACTATGCATGGCACGCGCTGCAAACAGAAAAAAACAAATTGGGTGAACAGGTAGCATCAGATCCTCGTTTCAATTTGTGGTCACGAATGATCGTTCGAGCAGCATACGAAGAAGAGGATGGAACAGTTGTTTCTTGTTGGCCCGACATGTGGCCCGCCACACGAAAAATTAAAAATGCAGATCCTAGGTTAAAAGATAGAGTGTCCCTCGAAGAGATTCGAGAGATCATCGGTACTCCTAATTTCCTTGCAGAATATATGGCGAGACCTGGTGAGGGGGAAGGTACATACTTTCCCCCACTCTCCAAGGAGAGACATGGGTGGTGGTACGAAAACGTGGATAACATGCTGCAAGAAGATCCTTACTCTAGTAATACCCTTATATGTTGGTTCTCGGGGGACAATATAGTGAGGAAGAGGATGTGTGAATTCTTAAGATTGAATAGGTTGTTTATGACAGTAGATACTTCATATACAGCCACAGCAGATTCAGACTTTAAGGTTGCATGTGTTATGGGAATTAACTCTGAGAATGAATTATTTGTATTAGATATATGGAGTGCTCAATGTCGTGAGGACGAATTGGTAAAGCAAACCATGCAACTTGCGGATTATTGGAGAACACCCACTATCCACCCCGAAGCCATTAAACAGGGATTGGGGCTCTATAATACGTTGGATTCTCTAGTTAAAACCCGTGCGAGGGACATGATGGGCATCTCCCATCTTCCCGGAATCAAGAAACTCAATCCGGGGATGATAGAAAAAACTACTAAGATAGCGTCACTCTCGCTGCGGTTCGAGCATGATAAGATAAAAATACCGTTGTGGAAAAATGAATCCTCATTTCGTAGGCTAAAAGATCAAATAGAACAGTTTAATCCTGATGCACGGGATGGGGGTCTACAGCACGATGATGAACTCGATTGTGTATGTATGTCTCAATTCGTTATAAAAGGAAGATTATCAAGAATTATTAATGTTGACCATCCCAATAAAACACCCCTGGAAAGGTTAAAAGAGGGAGAAGTTGTAGATGAGGAGAGAGGAACCCCTTTGGCTTATGGAATTGATTTTAATAAAACATCTGTTGCTGATATACAAGACATTTTAGATAGGAGCGTAGATAATGATTCCGGAAACCCATCAAGAATATGAACATAAGAATTCGGTTGTTGTTCCCTTAGCATTTTTCGATAAACTAATGAGATGTTACTATGGTACTGGACCTCGTGATGGGGATCCACAATATCAATTTACACCCGAAAATTCACATACTGAGGTGATACCAGAAATATCAAATCTAAAAGAGACTACAATAGGAACAGAGATGCCTCCGGGGTTTATCCCAAGGGGAATTGCAGCAGAAAAAATAAAGGCTAAAGAACGTGGCACTAGACACGGTAAAACTACCGAAAAATCCGAGAGACCTAGCAAGAGTAATTGACGAACATGCAGACCGAGAAGATTCGCGTTTATCTTATCGTCGTATTATGTGGTTGCTTGCTTGGCATTATCTAAATGGGGCTAGGCGATTTGACGTATTTGATCCTGATAGTGGGGCGTTATCCCCCCACTACTTAGATGAAGACGGGAACATGGAGTTTCAATCTCAAGAGATGTTATCAGCAATTGATAAGGTTTCTGGTAGATTAGCAGCTTTAGATCTAAGACCTAAAGTTTTCCGTAAGGGTATCTCCCTCAATAGTGTTCGAGAGAGATCTATAGGTCAGATTATTATGGATCACGTAGTACCAGACGATCATTTAGACAAAGTTAAAACTCAATTTGCACACATCTTTACTTCTCTAGGTTCTTGTGGAATGGCGGGACATATTATAAATTCTTCTACTATTGGATTAACCGCTGATCTTGAAGTTATCCATCCTAGAGAACTATATCCCTTCCCTTCTCTGGGTACAGATTACACTAAAGCTAGAGGTATGATGAGACAACGAACTGTTCCTCTACAATTTCTTGAAGACATGTTTGATAAGAAGTTAAACCGAAGTCTAGATAAGATGGAGTGGTGGGAGCAACAAATTGGTGAGGTAGACGCATCTGGTGCATCGGGAGGAACAGATGCTTCATCCAAAGATGTTAAGTATTGGGACGGTGAAAGAGGAACACAGAATCCCGGAAGTGCAGCCAAGCGAGGACAAACCGCAGTAGTTAAAATTAGAGAACTGTGGCTCTTTGGAGTGGGGGACACGGTTACAAGGTATGTAGTCTCTAGTGGAGAACACATATTGCACGACGAAGAATTCGATGAGATGGAAGTTTATTGCCCCATAGGGTTTGCAAGATTTATAGAAAACGGAACTTTTCATGGTGCAGGTCTATTTGATCTTCTCTTTAGTCTAGGTCGTGAGATGGAGACATTGCTTAAGTCTCTCTTTAATAATGTAAGAGATACAGATAAGTATGGTGTTCTTGTAATGCCCCAAGGGCAATTTAATGATAGAGCTATGTTACGAGATGTAGGAAAAGGTCTTAGAGTTCTACCTTTTGAACCAGACCCAGTAGTTGAAACATTTAGACCTTTCAGTATTACACCCCACAACTCGGGAGACATTCCGGGTAAGACGGCTGCATTTGCTAAAGATCTGATGGAAAAATTGAATCCTGTTCATGATCTTATTAGAGAAAAAGGTCGTGTGGATTCCGCTGCGGGTTTGTCGTTCTTGGATGAACAAATTAGTAAGACTATGACTAATCCAAGTAGAGGTATAGAGCAAGCATTCCGAGGATGTTATAGAGCAGTCTTAGCGGGATCTGTTAGAGAACTAATAGACAAACCTATTAGTATCCCCATTACCAGTATAAACCTCGAAATGGCAGGAGCCATAATCGATGCAGAGAATAGTCAAATCCAATTCCAAGGAACGAATCCTCTTCCTTCCCTTAAAAATGTATCTGTTACTGTTAAAGAAACTAGTCCCCGTTCAATGGTGGCTAGAAAGCAAGAAGCACTTGAAATGTTAAAAGCAGGAATATCAGATCCTGATTCCTTTAAACTTTTAATCCTTAAAGAGAGTTTAGACTTTGCGGTTTGGATTGAAGAAGAAAAATCTGCTTATGACATGATCGTTCGTAATTGTTTAGTTCTTTACGGAGACGGGCAAGATCCGGGTCAAATTATTTTAACCCCACATAATGCTGCACCAGAGTTCCAACTTCGTGTCTTGGTTGCATTTATGTCGAGCCCTATAATGTCTGTGGCAAGTACAGAAGTTCAAAACGAATTCATCAAACTTAAAGAATTTATGATACAGTCTACAGGAGCTGTTATGCCGGAGGGTGTTCCTTCGCTAATGGAAGCAGCCGAGATGCAACAACCAATGGAGGGTATGGGTCAAGGTGGTCCAATGCCGTTCCCACAACAAGGAGCAATTTAAATGCCCGAAGAAATACAAGAAACACCAGAAACACCTCAAGTAGAAGCTACTGAGACCCCCACTCCACCAAGTTTAGATCTTGATTCAACCGTTAAGGTTGATGGTCAAGAGATTTCGGTTAGAGATTTAATTAATACTAGGGATGAAGCAGCAAGGCTTAGAGAGTACAATGAAAATGCAAGACAATTAATTAGTCCTCATGGATCCACGGAAGAGCAAAGAGAACAATCAGTAAGGTTTCTCATGACTCAAGAAGGGTACAGTCCCTCAGATATTGATGAGTATGTTAATTGGACAAAAGAAGCAACACAGGAGGCAGTAGATTATGAGAACGTTCCTCAAGAACAATATGCCCCTGAAACAAATATTCCGGCTGAACCATATAATCAGGAACAAGCAATGATGCAAGAACAAGACAACCAAAGAATAGCAGACATAGAACAAAAGCAATCTCGGTTGGGTGCAGAGATGATGAAGAAAGATCTTGATAACTCTTTAAGAAGAGTATTTCATGAAGATACTGACATGAAAAAACTAATGTCTCTTTCTGAGGAAGGGGATAATAGTAGACAACAAATCCTTATGAAAGAGGTAGAATCCGCTATGATGGATAACCTCAAGAAAAGGAGGGCCTCAGGAGAAACCTTTAATGCAAATTGGTTTGATGAAGAGGCTGGTAAAGCCACCAAATTTGTGTATGATAAATTTCGTTCGGTAATCGGTGATCCGGATAAAATCCAGCGTTCACCGGAAACAGCAACAGATAGTGATAGTTTGTTTAATAAACCTCCAGTTGATCCTCCTGAGTTTGAAAAGGGTGATGACATGGGCGCGCTTTCTGTGAAGTCTCATGATTGGACACTCGACACATTACTTAGGGGAGCCCGAGAGGGTGCCTCTGGAGGAAAATCGAAAGCTTAGAAAAGTAAAGGAATCTCAAGATGCCTGCAAAATTTTCTCCTACTGGAGCCATGTTTGATCTCCACGAGGAACGAATTGAAGAAGTCATTAATAAAAATATTGAGATTTTCCTCCCCGGTTTAGACCCTATTTGGCAAGATCTTATTTCCACAAGCCAAGGGGTTGGCCCTACTGATGCACTCGGACGTGACCTAAAAATCTTAAAGGTTTATATGGGTTCTATGGCTGGTGTTCTTGAACAAGGTAAACCGAAAGGGGATGTCTCTCTTTATGGTGACGACACCGATCAATACGGTGCACGTCTATATACGCAAAATCTTTCACAAACTTGGCCCTCACCACTAGATGGTCCAAACGCAATGCCATTCCGTCTCGGTATTGGTATGCGTTCCATGATGTCTAACATCATGTTCACTCTTGGTGAAATGCAAGCAGAAGCAACTCCATCATTTATTGGTGAAGTTATTGCTCCTAAGTTGGAAGGTTTTGGTCGTAATATAGCTCACACTCTATGTAACTATTGGTACTTAAGTCAAAACGACAGTTACCAAATAAGTACAATTACAAGTAAAGTAGCAAGTGTTGTTGCAACTGGTGGTAGAGAAGTTACATTTACACCCGGAAACGGTGCTGTAGACCGATACTATGTTGGTCAACGAGTTGATGTTTACACTGCATCATTCGCAAAACGCGCTAATGATACTACGTCTACTGATGCTGACCAATCTGATGGTGGAGCTTCGGGAGTAGCCTCCACGCGAGTACCTACATTTATCTCAAGTGTAGATGAACTTAAGGGAACGGTTACACTCTTCTCCACAGTTGATCCCGATGCTTGGGTTGGGGCTAATATAGCTAATGATATGTTAGTTGTATATGCTGGTAGTGATACAAGCATGACAGATTCGTCAGATGCTACTAGTGCATTCACTGGTTTTGCTGGCGTAAACAGTTGGCTAAAATCAGGTGCGTCAGGTGACAACGATAAGTACCTATTGGGTGATGATCGTGATACGAATAACCAAATCGATCTCACGGTTCATCCAGAGTTTAAAAGTTTCACTAAAGGCAGTGTTGGTGTTCTTACTGAACACAAACTCCGTCAATATTTGCGTCGATTCCACGCAGCCAAAAACAAGTACGGTCAATATATTGACTGCTTGATCGCCTCTGATGGTGTTTGGTTGAACTACGAGTCAACGAAAATTGGTCGTGAAATCATTGACCGAACTGGTAAGCTCTCAAGCGTGACTAGTGAAGGTTCAAATGAAGGCTTCAAATTCTCCTTTGATGGACGAACATATACTGGCTACACTTCAACTTATGTTGAAGACAATACCGTATACGGAATCCGAAAAGGTGGAAATAACTGGAAACGTTATGTGCCGCCTTCAATTGCTGGAGCAAGTAGTTTTTCTCAAGCAGGAACGGGTGTTCCGTTTGAATTCATTGCTGGTGCACTCACCGGTACGGGTTCGAATAAACTTCCGATCTATGACTCCCAAGGTAACAATACACTTGTAACCGAAGGTGTTCAAATGCCTGGTCAAATGAGGATGCAGTTGGTTCCTGACCAACCTGCAGGCATTAAATTGTCTGGTGTGACGCAAGACAAGCTTTACAGCGACAACTAATCCGTAAATATATCCTCCTGTGTTGGGAAGAGGGTCTGCCGAGTATGGTGGACCCTCTTTCTTTTGGTATACTTGTGGAATGGATATAGAGATACTTTACAATCCGTATGAAGAAGCAATTAATACAGGACTCCAATTGGGAGGAGAACACAAGATTATGCCTGATGGGGATTGGATCCAACATATTCGCAGAGAAACAGAGAGAGAGGATCTCTTTGTATATCGACATGCTATTACAGAAAACTTTGTATTAGCACACTGGATATATCCCCCTTCAGAAGTCGATAAGCCTATATGTTTAGAACTGGAAACAATGCCTATACCCCCAGATCGTGGGGGTTGGATTCCTACTGAAGCAATCAAACTTAGATGCCGTGCTGTAGATAAAGAAGAGGAATTTATGGAACGCAGACTAAAATCTCAAGCAGAAAAGCGTGATTCTCAAAGAGAAAAGCAAGAGGGATATGAGAGGAAGGATCAGATGGTAAGGCATCTCAAACGAAAGGGTATGGAAGTGGAAGCGATATCTTTACAAAATTCGAAGGTGCATTATAGTAAGGGAGACAGCGAACTTACTGAAGACCTTAATAGTTTTTCAAAGGGCAGGATAATTACTCATGGATAGTTCTAGTTCAATATTAATGACTACAATTGAGAGGATTCGTACCTATTTGGACGATCCTACTCTTGACGCTAAATATACAAATGATTTTCTGGTAAGGCATATTATTGAGCCGGAGATGGTCAATGTCATTACGGCTATTAATCAACAGAGAGATGAACCTATCCTCTGTAAATTTTCGTTGGATAGCCTTGAAGATACTAATACGAGTATAGAACTTCCTCCTAATGTAGGGATCGTTCACAGGATCACTAAACTAAATGATGACGGGACTGTATTAGATGATATAGCAAAGCGAGACGAAACAGACCCTCGTGGTCCAGGTTGGCATCTCGACGGTAGAGATTTACACATCCGTCCTGATTGGACTCCAGATACTGCAGGATATGAAGTTTGGTATACACCTTCTGGTGACTTTATACCTCATTACAGTGCAGACGGTGGAACACTTATCTCGGGAGCACTAACATTCACATTAGATGCTGCTCCTGATGTAGGAGATTATGATCGAAGAGAGGGTGCTTATATAGGAGGAGTACTTCGAGTATGGAACGCTGCTAATACGATAATCCAAGAGCAAGTCATATCAGGATATGATGTTTCAACAAGAGTGGTAACTGTCCGTACGGCATTTGGTACTACAGATATTCCTGTTGCAGATACCTTGAGATACGAAATTGTACCTGAATATATGGGACAAATTTGGCAAACGATTGCCATAGCTTCTGCAATGAACCTTGGTGTTGCTAGGAACATTACCGAAAAGCAAATGGCATATCTCAAGGAGCAGTTTGCTTTATCCCTCCAGACTTCAATGGTTTTAACTGCAAGTAAAGTACAGAATAAAGCTGTATCCCCAGAAGACTCTGTTCTTCATACAATGCTGCAAAGAATTCGTTGGGGTCTTCCTGAGCAAGTAGAGAAGAAAATGTCTGATGATTACATCATGAGATCTGCAATCGTTCCTAAGTTAGCGGAGGTTATTTCGTCTATAAATAGTCGTAATGATTCTCAGATAGTAAATCGTCATAGTTTTACATTTGTTAACCAACAAGAATACTATGCCCTTCCCCCTTGTATAGGTAAGGTTTTAAGACTTGCTAAAATTTCTGCAACAGGTGTGATTAGTGACGAGATTCGTCAAAGAGATGATAACGATCCTCAGGGTAATGGTTGGGCTGTAGAAGGAAACAGAATTTCTATTCGTCCTAATCCTGCTACAGGAGACCTTTCAAGTTACCAACTTTGGTATTTACCAAGTGGAAATTTCTTACCCCACTACGCTAAAGATGGAATTTTGGATTCTGCGGGTAAAATCCTGACCTTATCGAGTGGGGGTCTATTCTCCAGACTACTTGGAACAATTGACAAAAGAGACAATTCTTATGTAGGAGCAACCCTTAGAGTATTCGAATCAAACGGATCAATCTCTGAAAGAACAATTGCGTCTCATGGTGCTGCTACCCCAGGAGTTTCGGTTACAGAAGCGTTTCAAACTATAGGTGGTTCGACAACAGTTGCGTATGAGATAGTTGCTCCTTGGCAAGACACTGTAATGAGTGCAGTGGTGGCTAAAGCAATATTGGAATTGATGGCATTGAAGGGCGGGGTACAAGAAGCAGATCTTGCTATTCTTGCGGAATCTGCGAAGTCTGCACTTTCTTCTTCTATGGTTTCTATTAGAAACAAGAGAGCTTTGGACATAGTTCCAAATCCAAATTCCCATCTCCACATGGTACTTGAGAAAACCAAGACTATTATTCGCGATATTGCTAAAGAACTTGATTACTCTGACGATTTTATTTTTAGGCACGGTATCGTACCTGAGTATAGCAGGGTCATGTCTCGAGTTCAAAATACCTCTAGTGATTACATTATAAATAAATACAACCTTATTACTGTTGCCAATCAACAATACTATGATCTTCCTGCTTCTATTGGAGAAATCATAAGGATTGTAATACTTGAAGCAGACGGAAGAATTTCAAAAGAAATAATGCCTCGTAATCAGTTTAGTACGAGAGGACCAAATTGGAGTCTTGAAGGTAATAGCCTTTCAATTAGACCCTACCCCCAAACAGCACAAACATATGAGATTTGGTACATATCTACAAACGATGTCAAACCTCACTATGCAGAAGATGGTTCACTTGCTGCTGATGGTTTAAGTCTTGATCTAACTAATAATGCGTGGAGTTCTAATGCGTTAGGAGACTTGGATAGGAGAAGAGATATCTATGTTGGAAGCACTATTAGAATTATTAATTCTATTGGGATTATAGAGGAAAAAATAATTAATGGTTATACTGAAACTTCTCGTCGTGTTAATTTCAGAAGTGTATGTGTTAATTCCGCTGGTTTTGGTTCTACCTCTGTGGTTTATGAAGTTGTGCCCGCTCACTTTGGTGCGGTAGTAGAGGCAGTATCTCAAGGTGCAGCAATGAATTTACTTGTGGGTGCTCGTCGTGTTACAAAAGCACAACATGCAATGTTGATGATTAACTTTAAGTCTGCGATGAAAACTGCAATGGACTACTTTACCTTTATGCAGAATCGTGTACCTAAATCATACGAGAAGGATACCGTAGACAACCGAAACAGGTACGGTGGTCTGTATGGCATTCGCTAGTTCTTTACCTTCTGTAGACGAGCAGGTTCGTAGGTTGTTGGGGGATATATCTTATTCTCCTAAGTTATCTCAGTCAGAACACAAGAGTTATACAAAGGGATTCGACGTAGAAAATATTTGGCCGGGGTATCCAATTGCAAATTCTTTGGGTGCTCGGGGTGGAGATCTTCCTTCCAGTATGTCTGAGGTTTATCTCTCACAAAATCAAAATCTCAATGTAGCCATGACAGATGTTATGGTAAATATTAATATTCCTCCTCTTGCAGTTGAAGGTCCTATGGGACCTCAGGGAGATCAAGGGTTACAGGGTGTAGATGGAGCACCGGGAGAAAACGGACCACCAGGGGAAAAAGGAGATACAGGAGATACAGGTTCAACAGGACCACGAGGATTTGTAGGACTTGGAGGGCCACAAGGTCCTCAAGGAGATACCGGATCAACGGGTCCAACGGGTGATACTGGAAGTACAGGTCCAACGGGATCAACAGGTCCAACTGGAACTACTGGTTCGACAGGACCTACAGGTTCTACTGGACCCCAAGGAGAACTTGGACCCTTTGGAGAAACTGGAGATACAGGTTCTACTGGACCACCGGGAGGAATCCCTTACTGTTCTGGTATAATTTCTGAGGTATGAGTTCCTCTATACTCCATAGTCTTGAATACGCACATGAACTTTCCCCTCTTCTGTTAGAGAGCATGAAAGAGGGATTTAAGATGAAACGGGAGAGGGACTCCACATTACAGGGGAGGTGGGGATATCCCTTTCAAAGGTATCAAAAAGGACCCTCGTGGTTTTCGGATGCCCAATTCAATATTATTGAAGAACAAATGCCTCCCTCTGTTGTTAATGTCGGAGACGACGAACCAGCAGAAGAACTTGTAGGACCTCAAGGACCTCCGGGACTTCTGGGAATTCCGGGAGAGGATGGTCCCGATGATGGTCTTGCAGAAGGATACATAGTAATAACCCAATCCAATATGCTTGGTGGAGATAAATGGCAGATTATTCCTACTGATGGATCTCCTTCTTATTACGAAATTGAATGCGGTCCTGGTGCTGATTTTGAGGCTGATCATAATACCTTATATGGTAATCAAATAACTGCCGGAAATATGGTAGTCGCTTGGAATGCTATTGCTAGTGCAGACTTCTTTGTGGAGGATGCAGGTGTTGTTGAGGGTACAGATAACGAGTGGGGTGGTCCTTATTGGAAGGTAAAACTCACACAACTTACTGCAGGTACAGCAGGAAATACCGTAATAACTCATATCGACTATTATCCTGCCCAAGATCATGGAGGTCAGTATCTTATAGATTTTGTAGGAGGAAGCTCTTCGGGTACTACTGCGGGACCTACAGGTGAAACTGGAGACACAGGATCAACAGGACCAAGAGGACCACGAGGTTTTATGGGGAGACCGGGACCAAAAGGATACCCCGGAGAGACGGGTATTGGAGGAAAATTTGCACCTGTGGGATCTGCTGGTCCACGAGGAGATACAGGATCTACGGGATCAACTGGTCCGAGAGGAGCAAGGGGAGACACGGGAACACTAGGTTCAACAGGGGAGACAGGGGAGACAGGGGATACAGGATCAACGGGTCCTCCCTTTGCAGACGAATCAAAATGTGATTGTTGTATAGGTGCAGATCCCGATGTAGACCCACAAGTTTGGATTAAATTTCCAGATCCTCTTATTCCTCCTCCTACTTCTGTTTGGACGAACACTTCTGGTTTTTCGTTGTTAGCCTTTTTGTATTTTGAAAACAAAGGAATCAAGTATCTAGTTGATATCTTTGATATAAAACCCTTTTCTATAGATCCTGTTTTAGCACAAAATATTTATACTGATTTTGATGCTGATGAATGTGCCCAATTGGGTTCCGACAAAGCGGGTATAGTTTATGATCCCGCTAATGATCCAGAGGTTACAAATGGTAGTGGATTTTGTGGGTGTACAGATTGTGAAACCTCTAGATTGTACTATGAAGAATTACTACCAGATGATGATGACTGTCAAAAGGGGATCCAAAAAATTAATAGTGCAGGTATCTATGTAGTTTCAGATCTTGATTACACTCCCGATTGGGACGAGGACTTTCTAAGAAATAATTTCATTCAGTGTGAAGAAATATCATGTCAAAATTTGGGTTGTCCTGGGGTTCCTCCCGGTGGGGGAGGCTCATTTCCACCTTGTGAAGAAAGGTTTCCAGGTAGTGTTTGGGAAATGGGTGATAGTGATGGGGGTCTTGTATGGCAGAATCCAATGTCGGATTGTGGTCTACAAAATAATACTCCTAGATGTTGGCCCGCAGAAGTTATAGATTATTATCAAAACGATGGTAATTGTTGTCGGAATGAAAATTGGAATTGTAAACCCGTAGATACAGTCACAGAATTAGGTGAAGTTTTGGGACTGCCTATACCTCAAGTTTGGCAAGATGAACTGGGTTGGTCCTCTACAGGAATTATTTCGGCAACGCTTCTTCATGAACATTATCCTAACGACACTCTTTTCTCGGTAGATCTTAATTGCGCACACCGATTTTGTGATGGTAACATATTGCCTCCTTTAGATCCTGATTCCACACAAGATTGTCCAGAACCACCAGAAGGGAACTGCATTAAATCTGAAACTTGTTGTCCAGAAGCTCTTTTGAGCTTCTTTTATGGTCTCGGAGTAAATTACAGCAGAAATTGTGCTAGCGATGACGTAGGCGGGAACTCGTATTATGATAGTGAACCTTGGTGTGCCAATGAGTACTATCATCACTGTGCGACACGAGATAATATATGGGATGCTCACGGATGGTATGCTCAACCGCTGTATTGGGTTGGTCATTGGGGGAACAGATGGTCTACTGAAACATCTGGCAACAAGTGTCTGATGTTAGGGCATCAAGGTCCTTGTGGTTCTTGTTATTCGTCCTGTGTACTCCAAGGTTGTTTTGGAGAAGGTACAAGGTTTGTAACTGCAATTAATAGTGGGTGTCTGGAGACATTCCCTTCCGTCCAAACTTTTGTAGGTTTTCCTTTCCCCTTAGTTTTAAATGGAAATGTTCTTTGTCAAAGTTTTAAGGTATGGGCAGAAGGGAGTGGAGAGTATTCTGTGCCTCCTCCTATAGATTTCTTAGCAGATAATGAAGTCGATATTGGGATTTTAACTATAACCGGATGGAACGAAGTTGACTTAATTGCTTCAGATGGTTGGTCTACCACTGATCCTCATCCCGAATCTTTGGGATATGGAACAGGTGCTGCCTATCATGATAATGGTCCACACGCGGGTATACCTAAAGGGTCAATGAAAACACCATTCTTCATGCATCATGTGGCTTCTCCTTGGGATCTTATTTATGATAATTCAATAGACATCTTTTATGCCCATATGTGGCATGCTGGTGCCTACGGTAAAACTACTCCCCTTCAAGATCCTGAGTGGCATGAGGGAGGGATCATGATGGAAGACGGCTTTGTTGAAGTGAACGGAGGCAGTGAACCTGGGTTCTTTGGAGATCAACCTTTAACTACAAGACTTAAAACGTTATTTCCTGATACAATTGATCCCGATGATCTTGCAATGTGGTACCACGATATAGATTCTAATGCTATATTGCATGCTGGTTCGGGAACATTCGTATATACTCTTACTGATTACACCATAGATGGTTGTTGTACAGAAGGAATCGAACAACTAACTCCTTGTACTAATCCTATAGTTAAACCTCTTCCTGTAACTGTAACTGCTCCGTGGGTTGCCTATGCGGAAGATTCTGGTTGTGAGGATTGTACGGAGGGATACTATCTCTCTATAACAGGAACAGTAGAGCCAGCTTTCCAATCCTCCCAGTGGAATCCTTTCTGTGAACTTCATATAACTTGTGAAATAGAATTTGAGGACCTAAGGTGTAACTTTAGTGAATCTTGTGGTGTTACAACACGACCTTATAGTGAAGAATCCACTCTACAAGGTTGTTCTGATGGAGGTTCTAAAACAAAATTTTCTAGTGCTAATCCTTACTATGAAAATGTATTTACAGAGGATTCGTCTGATATCTTTGATGGGATAAAACTAACATTTAATCCTGCTCTTGTAGGTTCGGCTATATCAGGTGCTTATCCCGGAGGAATTTCATATGTAACCGCTACGGCTGAGGGTCCTGCTACAGATGGAAGTCCTTACCAAGGAGGTATAATTATTTCGTATGTCTTTGAAAATGAAGATAATCCTGTATGTTGGCAATATAAATTCAACAATAGTACCATGAGTGGGGGTTTTACAACTAATAGAGTTCAGCAATTTATTGATGCTATAAATCTTCAAACTGATGGGTCGGTTAATGCATTAGGTGTTGTAGCATCGACTCCTACAGGAGGAAATGCTAATAATATTATATGGCAAGCTATTGAAGGTGGCCCAGAAAGAATTGATGGGGGTGCAAACTTTATAGCCAAATACAAATGGTACAGGAGACAAACTTGGAAGGGAATCGCACAATTAGAATGTGACCCTATCTCTTGTAACGAAGCAGATGGACATGGTGGCGATATAGCTTTTAACTATGAAACTACAAATTATGCTCAACGAAAAACTAGTACAATGGGATGGGTTGGTGTAGTAACATGTCCTACTTATTATAGTTGGACGATTACTTCCCAAGGGGATTCTTTTACGGCGTTATCTATGGTTTGGGAAGGTAATTAAAAACTAAGGAGACAAAATGGCGACAATAAAAACTGCAGTTAAGAAACCTAGAGAATATCAAGAACCAGAAGTAGATATGTCAATGCCCGTGGCTCAGGCATTTCAAACTAAACTAACCGAATTAGACATGAAAATGTCTAGACAAATGAAAGAAGTGAACAATACGCTTCTTGCTCTTGCTACTCATATGGAGGGTTTACAATCCCCCACTCCTATGCTTCCTCCTATGGAAGAGAAGAAGTGGAATCCGAGGAAGTCTGATATGCTTCTTTGGGATAAAGATTCTAAAGGGATCTCGTGGTGGAACCATTACAAGGGTGCAAAGATATTCCTCGTGTGCAGCGGTCCGTCTCTTAATGATTTGGATCTCTCTCTCCTTGATAATCGAGGGGTCATGAGTATGGCGATGAATAATTCGTGGTGCATGGTTAAACCCGATATCTGGATTGGATTCGATACTCCGGGAAGATTCCACAATCAAGGATGGATGGATCCTTCTATCATGAAGATTGTCCCGTGGCATCGTAAAGAGCACAGATTGAATCATAGAGTGGGGGGTGAGATTGTAGACATGGGTATTAAGGCACAGGATGCACCTAACTGTTGGTTCTTATCTAATAATACAACCTTTAATCCCGAGACTTGGTTTACAGAAAAATCTGCTAATTGGGGGGGAGGAGTAAAAGGTATAGAACCTGAAGGCGGATTCCGAGTAACAATGTTTGGAGCTTTGAGGACTCTTTATTATCTAGGCTTCCAAGAAGTTTACTTATTAGGATGTGATTGGGAAATGCCTAACGATATGAATAAAGGAGCATATGCTTGGGACGAACTCAGAGAGCCCATAGTTAGAGATAAGAATAATGATATGTATCGTTGGATTGGGGAGGTTCTTGAAAAGTTAAAACCTGAGTTTGATAGATCAGGGTTCCAAATCTATAACTGCAAGGAAGATTCGAAACTGGAATTATTTCCTTTTATGTCCTATGAAGAAGCAATACAGAGGGCCACTGTGCCAGAGTTAGAAGATACTCATGGTTGGTACAGCATACCAAATAAACAATGAGGTATATATGTACCCTATTCAAACCCCCACATGGATTTATAGATTTTGATGCAGAATATAATCCTGAGTGGGTAAATAGGTTAAATCGTAACTTGAAGAGATGGAGCGAGAATCCACAACTTGTAGTTATTACAGACTTCGAGGAAGGATTCGAGGATGATATAGAGATATATCCTTTTAAGCATGAGGAGAGAGGATGGGTCTGCTTGATGGAGATGTTCAGACCCGAGATTATTCAGGACAGAGCACTTCTTGTTGGACTAGATACCATCATGGTAGGACCCCTTAAAGAGATAGAAGAAGCCAAGGGATTGATAGCACCACTTGATCCTATTCATCCCCCCTCTATATGTAATGCTGTTGTTGCCGTAGACAATTCAGATGTATGGGATAAGTGGGTAGATCAAAAGGAACTACACTTAAACGATCCTTTATATGAGTTGTTTGGTCAGTTTTCGGAGATGAAGTGGTTAAGGGAACATATTAGACCTAGATTGTGGGACAATATACTGCCGGGCTCGATTGTAAGTTATAAGGTACACGTAAAGGATAGGGACTTAGGGGATGCTAGAATTGTTTACTTTCACGGTAAACCAAAGCCCAACAATTTAGATTTAGATTGGATACAGGAAAATTGGAAATGAATTCTTTAAAGGATAAATTTACAAATATCGTTGAGAATAATAAGTGGTGTAGTGGAGGTGAAGAAACTCCTTGTGGTCGTGGTTCAACCCTAAGAGCCATAGAAGAGTTTAATCTAGTGGAGGTAATCTCTGACTTTATAAAGGAAAAGGAGATTAGAAGCATTGTTGATGTGGGATGTGGAGACTTTAATTGGATGAGGTTTGTAGAACTTCATGGTGCAACCTACCTTGGATATGACATAGTAAAGAGTTTAGTTTGTGATAATAATGAGAGGCATTCTAATTTTGATGGAACCGTTCACTTTACAGAGTGCTGCGGATTAGAATATAATTTTACCCCTGCAGATCTTCTAATTTGTAAGGATGTACTATTTCACCAGGAACTATCTGATGTAGAAAAATTTCTGGATCAGCATTTATCAAGGTTCAAATACGCATTATTTTCTCACCACCCCGACATAGACAATACGAATAGAGATATAAATAACGGATCAAGTTTTGACTTTTTAAATCTAAGTAGTCTTTTAGGTTCAAATAATATCCTTTGGAAAAAACAGGTAGATACAGTAGAAATAATAATTTTAGAAATAAGAGAGAATTGGAAATGATCTCAAAACATGCAATAGTAGATAACAGAGCAAAAGCAGGAGAGGGTTGTTCTATTTGGCACTGGGTACACATAAGAGAGGAATCCAAGATAGGAGATAATGTGACGATAGGAGCCAATGCCTACATAGACCACCATGTAGAAATAGGATCCAATAGTAAGATCGGAAACGGTGCTCTTATCTACTATCCCGCAAAGTTGGGAGAGGGTGTGTTCATAGGACCACAAGCGATGCTGATAAATGATAAGCATCCCCGAGCTATAGATGAGGAAGGTAATAAGTTAGGAGTTGATGATTGGGAGGCTTTAGGGGTTATAATAGAAAAAGGTGCCAGCATCGGAGCTGGTGCGATAATATTGCCGGGGATAAGAGTGGGGGCTTATTCAATGATAGGAGCAGGTACAGTTGTATCAAAAGATGTACCCGCATATACTACGGTTGTAGGGGCGACACAAAGAACTATTGGAGTAGAATGTAACCATGAATGAGCGAAAGTTAAACTGGAATTATCCTCTATTAAAAACAACAGAAAATAAGAGTGGTAGTAGGACTTCGGTTCCTAAGGAATCTGCTTATGAAGTGGTAGGAGCAGATTGTTCTACTAAGACAGGGATAAGACCTTTTCCGGGGTTTAAGAAGGTACATGAGTTCTCTTCTCTTGACGGTGAAGCCAATCATTCTACTTCGTCCAGAATCACAGATGTCTTTCCTATCTCTTTTAGAGTAGGAACCGATCAATATGGTTTCGGGTTTATTTATAGAGCAGTACGACCACTAGCGACTCATCTATCAGACATCTTTATAGATTTTAGGATTCTGGGATATGACAGTGGAAACTGGCAAAGAGGAGAAACTATAAAGTTGGCGGTTGCTAGTGCAGACCCAATGGAAGTGGTATCTTTTGGTAGATATATATACACCATGGTTAAAGGTGTAGAACCTATTCTCTTCTATGTAAACTATGTTGTTCGTGCTGCTGCAACGGCTTCCTTAACGATTGCAAACGACAGTCAAATAACTCAAGGTGATACAGTAACTCTTATTCCTGCTGACGGATCCCCTACTTCTCATGTAATTACGGCTAATGATACTCTTGAAAGTGATTCGTTTCCTTATAAATTTGATATAGGGAATGGATCTGCAGATGCTACCGAACTTAGTTTACGAACTGTTATTGATGCACAAGATGATTATACGGCTGAAGAGGTACCTACTGATAATACTTCATGTACTGTTACTCAGACAGTACTGGGAAGTGCAGGTAATACTACAATTGTTTTATCTCTTGCCAATGCAGGATGTATTACTAAAACCAACTTCACAGGTGGTGCAGGAATCGCAGCAAGTGATTATGAAGTAGTAATTGAAGAGGATACAGGTCCGGGTCTTCAACCTAAAATTTTATCTCCAGAGGATGATACGGCTATTGGAAGTCTTCCTATTCCTGATAATGGTGCACCCGGAAATGTTCATGTGTTTGTTTCGGAAGGCATCGGATCTTATTGGGATTCTAGTCCTGCTCCTCAATTACAAACCGACCTTACAGATTTTAAGGCGGGTAACTATGCGGTTGCATATGTGTTGGAAGATCCAGATACAGGAAGAAAGACAAGTCTTTCTGAAGTAGCACAAGTAAAAGAAGAACAAATTGTTACGGCTGCTACTGGTACTATTCAACTAATAACGGACACTAACGATAAAGACGATCTACACTCAGAATTTATTGTTATTAACGACGGTATCAATGCTGCTGTTACCTTTACTTTTGAAGGAGATTCTGCAGGGGATACTTCAGGATCTGGTACCGCCTATACTGTAAACATTGAAGCAGCATCCACAGACGCAGAATTTGCAGACGAGTTAATGGACGCTATTAACTTAGCGAACACCAATAATGACTTGAAGATTACTGCTACTCGTGATGATTTTACTCTAACACTAACTCATGACGAGAATACCTTAGATGGTAACTCATTGATGTCTACCAGTGATAGTACTTTTATCAAGTTAACAGGTATGGCAGGATCTACTGAGTTGTCTCCTGCTAATATCGGTGTCGAGATAGTGTACGATGCTACTAAGTTTAGTAGGGCTTACATTTATCGTTCTGTTCGTGTACAAGATGCGGGGGGTGCTTATTCTGCATCTATCGTTCAGTTAGATCAGATCATAACTCTTAATGATTATATTGCTTCAGATCAAACAGGAACAGGAATTGTAGATGGTGATTATGTAAGGGCTTTCTATTACTTTACCTTAGATGACCTTGCGTTGATTTATCAAGATCCTTATACGGATCGTTCCATCTTTGATGAGAACATGCCTAAGGCTGGCACGGCTACAGAGTTTGATGGGATCTTATTGTCTTCGAATATTGAGGGTGATGGTAGCGTAGGAGTTTCTGATGAAGATAGACCCTTAGATAAGTTCCGTGGGTTGGGAGAGTTCCGTTGGTCTTCCATACGAGAAACCAGTCCCGAGTTATTCCCTCCTGAAAACTACTATGTCCCCTCTAAGATATCCAATCAAGTTATAACCTTCGAGAAGAGTGGGGGAGCAGTATTAGGGTTCGGTAATAATGTAGTCATGCACATTACGAGAGAGACAACAGGAACTATCTCCTATCTCAAAGTGTTACCTATACATGAGGGTTATGGTCTTGTTGATAAAAAAGCAGTCAAGAGTGTTGGCCCCCATACCTTTTATGTTAATGATAAGGGTTTAAAGTCTATTGATGCTCAAGGAAGACTTGATAGCCTTCATGCCCTTGACGGGGTAATTGATGGTTGGTCGTCTAACTTTAGTGATCTTAGTATTGCTTATGACTCTCAAAGTTCTGTTCTTTTCATTTTAAATCCTACATTAAAAGAAGCAGTATTAATGTGGTTTAGTACTTCAATGATTTCTGAATTACACGATATGCCGTTTGACTTGGTAAAGACAGGACAATGGTATTCTGATCTAAGTGATGAGGATAGTGATCTTACGGAGAGAGCATTCTTTTTACAAAACCAACCAGATGCAGGTACTGCTAATGATGATTTCGATGCGTGTCTCTGGGTAATGGATTCTAAAAGAGAGTCTGTAATTTCTGGTGCAGCGTCTTCTGATTTTAATAATGAGAAGAGAATAACTCTATTACACCACACTGGTGATACTCGATTCAAGGTGGACTCTGCTACTAGTTCAACCGTAACGATATCAACAGATTCAACACATCATGGTGGATTGCAACCTTTATTGGTAGATACCGACGCAGAGTGGGCGGGTGCCTTTATATATATAATTGCTTCTGCTGATGAGACGAAAATTGGGGAGAAGGCACAAATAAGAAGTATCTCGGGTCTAGTTATAACCGTTATAAATAAGAGTAGTGGATTTTCACCTGTTGCTGGTGACCGTTTAGGTCTTTCTCCAATCTATGTGAGGTGGGCGGGTTCTCTTCTTGGATACAATGATCCTCTAGATCCACAGAATCCTACTCCTTCAGGACTTCATGTAATTAGATTGATTGATTCCTTGTCTACTTACTTTAGTGAAGTATCGGGAGCTCCAACAACGGATACTGTAGATACTGCCGATCTGGTTTATACAGGTCTCTTGTTTGAGGGAGATTCTGATACTGCGGTTTCAGATGGTATTCCTAAGAACTTAAGCGGTACTATAGTTAAATCTATTAACGCGGGGGAGTCTACAAATTGGGTTTCGTTTGAGAAATATGGCGTTAGAGGGGTTGCTCTTTCTCCGGGAGTAGAAGTATTTTGTCCCGACCTTGATTTTAGACTTCTCTCCGTTATTATTGAAGGTAAGTTACTCCCCACTCTAAGAACTGAAAGGTCTACCTAATGGCTTGGCAAGGTTACGATGAAGAATCTGAAGGATTTAACGCAGATGATTATATGAGCGATTTAGAAGAGCTCATGTCAGAAGGGGGAGGTACTACCATGGGAGGTCTTTGGGAAGCTTTAAAGAGTGATTACGGTAAAACACAAGACCAATGGAAAGAATCCATGGGCAGGTATGACGACTATTATAAAGAACGTGCTGGACATACCGAGAGAACCCAAGAGAGATGGGATACTTATATGGGGGGATTAGAGGAGACCTATGGTAAACATAGGGAAGCGGTAGAAGATTGGTCTGGGATGATGGAGGACCGAGCAGGTCAAGCCGAACAAAGAGGGGAACAATATGCGGATAGAGTTAGGGGCATAGTCGGGGAAGGTTCGGAGATGGCTAGAACAATGCAAAAAGCATCTACGGCTAAATTTGAAGAGTTAGAACAAGAAATGAAAGATTATAGTACTGCTTCTATTTCAGGTCTTGTCAGAGGAACTACGGCAAGAGAACGATCAAGATCTATGCAAGCACAAGATGAAGCACGAAGATCAGGTGCCCCTCAAAGTGTTATAGATCAAATTGGTTATGAAAGCGAAAGAGAAATTTCTGAAAGTCTGCAAGGAGCAATTGCATCTTCAGCACAACAATGGCAAGAGTCGCTTCAAGTAGCGGGTCGAATGACAGCAGGTGCTTATGGTCAAGAAGCAGGACTAGAAACAAATCTTATGGGAGTAGAACTAGCCTCAGAAGATGCAATTTTTCAAGGTCAAATGCAGTCATCTAATACAGCAACAGATTTATTAATGAACGCACAAGGTCAAAGAGTATCAATGGAAAAAATGATTGCGGATCAAATGAACACAGCAAAACAAGAGGAAATGGTAGCCGTTGCGAATGCTGAGATATTTGAGATGGAGGGTATGAAAGAATATGCACAACTTATGGCAGATAATCCTGCAGTTAAAGCAGCATCTGTTCTTTCAACTCTTTTGGGTTATCAAAGTATGCCGGGGTACGATAGGTTATCTAAAATAAGAGCTCCTGGAAGCGAACAAAAAAGAAATGCAAATGAAAATAGAAAAGCCCTGAAAGGATATAGAGAACCTCAAGGAGGGTGGGGTTTTGATATGAGTTCAGTAGATCCTCAAAGACTTGAACAAGCAATTAGATCGTGGAGGGTACGCGGTAATTATGATATCTCCGGAAGAAAATCAAGTTTAAATGAGTGGTTAAGCCGAAAATTCGGATAAGGAATAAAAAATGGGATTCGAAGCAGTAGATCCACAAGTATTAGAAGCTCAAAGACTGACAGCAGCAAACCAAGCAGAGGAGGCAAGGCTTGGTCTTCAAGCACAACAGATTGCAAACGCTGCTGCTGCTGATGCTGCTCGGGCTCAACAAGCACAAAATACTCTTGAGGCTACTGAACGTAATGCGGAAGCACAACGCGCTGCTACTCTTCGTGGTCAGGAAATGACACAGCGAGGATTTGATAAGCAGAGAGCATTTGAACAAAAGAATATTGATCAACAAAGATCAGATGACCTTAAGTGGAAGAAATATGAGACTCGGAGGGATGCATTGTTAAGGAAGTATGGAATGCAATCGGTTAACAATAATGCAAACCGAAGCAATACATTTAACTATCAAGCACATAGTCTTGCTTCTAGTTACCCCTCTGGAGTCGCTGGAACTAGAGACCAAAAACAACAGTGGTTAGAGGAGATAGCCCAATTAAGGAAAGACTATTTACAAGATGTATCAGATAATGCATTTGATACAACTTTAAAACAACGGGCTCTTGAACGAGACATGGGAACACTTGATACTTCAATTCAAGACATGTGGGCAATACTACAACAAAGGGTACAAAAAGGTTTGCAAGTGGGGCAAACAGCTTTAAATGTAACTGCTGGTTTTGGTAACTCTATCATGGATAATACGGAAGCATGGCACAACATCCTTTTGAATATGGATATGGAAGGTGTTACGACATCTAAAGGTAAAGGAATTGGTGCATGGTTTCAACGAAAGTTCCAAGACATAGAGGATTTTGATCCTTGGCTTACTGCTATGATTGGAGCACCTGCTGGTGGTGGTGGAATCCAAGTTCCTTCGGGAACATCAGCGGAATCTCTAGCGGGTTACGATGAATTTTGGAAAATATTTAAAGGTTATGATACGAGGGGAGCAAGAAAAGGCGAAGGGGGATTAATAGCAAAAGGTGAACAATTAGTATCCCTAGTTAATGGTTGGCGATCAGCAGAAGAAGAACAAGTTAGAAGTGGACTTTTGGATATGGGTTTTAGTACAACTCAAATTGATGATGCAGGTCTTGGTGGTGGTGCCGCATTTCAAGAAAGTATGGCTAATCTTCAAGGGGTTTCTCAAGAAGATTGGAATGAAGCTAGGCTTGTAGGTGCTATGGAAAGATTGGGAATGAGTCCAGAACAAATTGAAGCCGAAGGTCATTCAATGTCTACTCGTAATTGGGTTGATGGTGTGGTTGAAGGTACTACATGGAATCCTTTATTCCATCCTGATACGATAAGAGATATAACAGGAAATATAGGGGGAGACTATATCCGTCCCGTTGCTTTTAATACTTTTGGGCAAGAGGAGATAATGTCAGGTAAGGCAGTAAGTGGTGAAACATCTTTTTTGAGGTATGCGGGACAATTGGCTCAATACTGGAATGCTACTAGTCCGGGAATGGGAGATAATGTTTTGTCTGCTGTTAATTCCTTTCTGAAGTTCCAAGCAGCGAATGAAACTCCTGCTGCAATGAAAATAATGCGAGAAGAAATGGGCGAAATTGCTAGTCGTGATGGAGGTATTGCATTTCAAGTTCTAGATGCAATGGCTGATAGTTGGGGAAATGAAATTAGGTTTTCAGCAGCAGGGGATCCCACGATGACTTCTAGAACAATAATTCAAAATGCCAAGGACGGGGGATTTGGACTTGACGATGAGAGTGAAGAGGCAATTGAAGAATTTAATAAGTCTGCAACTCAGTTACAAGACATGATGGGGAAATTCGCTGGTGCTTGGAATACCGCTATTGGGGGTGGTTATGGGGGGGCTGATATTTTACAAGACTCGTTCTTAGATTCAGCGATAAATACTTTTATTGCTAAAAACCCCGGCATGACACCGGGGAATATTCCTGATGATATTGTAGATAAGATAATGGGTGCTGCAAAGAAAGCAGTTGGTGGTACTATGGCAGGGGCTCCTGAAGGTGTGGCTGAAGCTTTTGCAGCAAGAATGCTTGAGGGTTTAGACACCTCACTCTTAGAACAATCAGGACAATCCGCAGTTGATATTACTGCTGAGTTAGAAAAACTTGTCCGATCAGCAGAACAAACGGAACTGGATTATGCTTTTGATCAAGGGGATATGAGTTTACTTCACACTCAAGACTCGGCTACATCAGAAGCAGAAATGGAAGGCGAACTAGGACTTTTAGCGGATGAATTTTTTGGAGGTCCTGCGACTTCACCTTCACCATGAATTGGAAAAAGATATCTAGTAAATTAGTTGATGACCATGCTAACAATGGGTCTGCTGTTATTACATTAGACCCCCACTCTGAAGGGGTCTTAGTTAATTTGTCCCACGATGAATTTTGTCTGGCAGAAAAAGGTAAAGATTTAAAAGTTAAAAGTGTTCGTAAGTTCTTGTGGGAGAACAGGAAGAAGCGTGCACTTCAACGAGAGAACGCTGCTATCTGGTCTTCCTACATGCCCGACGAAGATAAATCCTATATGGGAGTGGGGGCTTTAACTAGTGAAAAGGTTGCTAAAAGAATGAAGGAGGTAACAGATGCCTCGTGATGTAACCGGACAAGTTATCCAAGTTGCTAAAGGAACACCTGCTCAAGGTGAGAAGAAGAAGAAGAAAAGGAGCAGGAGACTAACCTCAAAACAAATGGGTAAGTATCTTAGTGGAGGTACAGGTGCAGCAAGTGCTGCTGCAGCCGAGATGAGACTCACTCACTATTTAACCCCTTTCTTACAATCCGGGCAAAAACTACTTCCTGAACATATCAGTGTGTTATATGACGACATCATACATTTGGAATATGCGTATCGTGGTTGGCAGCCGGGAGCTTCTAGAGGTATTGAGTTTGGTAAATATGCAGGTCACGAATCTATTATGCCGGGTGGACGAGTTTCGGCTCTTAGTCCCCAAGGAAAGGTTCTGCAAGATGTTCTACCTTTATCACAACAGAGATCTGTAGTTGATCCTACTGCATCTATTGTTGAGGGTCCAACAACTAAGGATGTTACATATAGAGGTAGAGCCACACCTGCAGGAACACAAAAAAGATATGCTCGTTCGAAAACAGTAGCGTTGCCTTTAGATAGACCCGCACTAAAGGCTATCGCCACAAAAAGAGGCAAACGCGGGGGGTTTAAAAGACCTCAAGTTGGAGATGTTACTAGAGAGAGTCTCATTAGATTAGTTCCAGGCACCACAGAATCTGCAGCGAATATAAAAAGAGGTGGTCAGGCAGTAGGAATGTATGCAGACTACATGGCTTTGGAGAAGGGTCTTGCAGGAATGGTGATACCTACTGCGGAAGAACTTTATACTGTATGGAGTCAAGAGTATCTTGCATCACTACCAAAAGCAGCAGCAGGAGTCGGTCCGGGCATGGTTCCACCAAAAGGTAAGAGTGTTCCGAAAGTTAGTTCTACTGTAGTAAATGAGACGTTGGAGCAGATATGGAAATCTGCTCAGGATGAAGTAGGGATTTTAACTGCTAAAAGAGATCGCATGGCAACATCTCTTAACAGAATTCTTAGATTACCAGAATCAACTTGGCTAGGACATGCGGTTGCTAAAGCAGGTAACCCCGTTCTAACTAAGGAAGTAAGTTTCTATACTTCCGGCAGAATGTCAAAGGAATCTGCAAGAGGAGCATATGTAGGAGAAATACTATTAGCAGAAGGATCTGCAACAGGTAAGCCCACAGCATCTCAAATTCAACGAGGAGCTGCAGCAGCAAGAGAACTAGAACCCGCTAAGAGAAAGGTAGCCATGGAAACAAGGCTGGGCGAGTTACGGGCTGCGGGAGCACCACAAGGACAACGACAAGGTCCTATTACTACAAGACCACGGGCTCCACATCCTTTAATGTCTATGGGAGCAACCCCGGGAGAGCCTATTATTCCACAGGGAGTCGGACAACCACGACCAGGACCACAAATGTATGATCCTAATGTTCCTAGACCACCAGTCGGGATTCGTCCAGACCCCAGTCAAATGGGAATGGCAGTAGAAGAAGCGGGCAGAAGAGGACTTCTTGCAGAAAGAGCACAACAGATTACTGCTCAACATGCTGGAATGCCAGAACCAGTTAAAGGGTCAATGCCATGGAAAGCAGGTAAAGGAATAGAAAAGGCACCTAACATATTCCAGAAGCTAATGAGTGGGGGTCCTCATCAGTCAGGAGTTAAAGCTACTAGTAATCTTAAGATGTTACTACCTCTGTTAATCCTTATGGGATTATTTGGTGGTGGCATGTCAGCAATGGGAGGGGAACGAAATGCCGCCTGATTATTTTCAATTACAACAATGGGCTAAAGAGAATGGTGTAAAGGCTAACCAGAAGAAGGCTGTTCTACAAAGACTTTTTGATAAGGCTCAAAAATTAACTGCTAAGCATCAATCAAAAGCACAAGCATGGGCTGCTGCTCAAATGGCTAAGGCAGGTACTTACGGAGAAAGACTCGAACGAAGACAGCGAAGCGACAGAGTAAGAACTCCTCAACGAGCTAGAAATCCTCAGGTTGGGTTGAAGGGTTTTTTACCGCCACCACAACAAGGTCCAATATTGGGTCCTCATCCTTTTATTGGTCCTCAACCTATGGCAGGAGCACAAACCGCAGCACCCGCAGCAACTGTAGCGGGACAAGGTCAGTGGTCTCCGGGTAGAGGTGAACGTACTATTCCTAGAGGAGCCAATTGGGATAGTCCAACAATAGAAAAAAGAACGAAGACGAGGTGGTGGCAGAAGAAGGGAAAACCTAATGAGGTTCGTCGTCCAATTGGTACTTATCCCGGTGCTCCTTCTGGGGGTGTTGATCCTAGTAAAACATTGGTTCCATATGATCCTAAAGTAGCAGCAAAGAATGCAAAGGGAGCCCTTAAATGGACTAGGTTCCTTGGTCCCGCAGCGAACACTTTATTCTTAGGGTTGATGCTATATGATATTATGAGAAGAGGGGGTGGGTTTGGTGCACGTTCAGAACAACAACGAAATGCTCTTGCTGTTATGCAAGGTGGGCTTGTTCCCGGTATGCAGCAAAGGTCTGCTGTGTCTAATGATATATCACGCATGCAATTAGGTGTAGATGAAATGGAGAGATTGGGAAGTTTTGCTAGATACAAGAAACAGGGTATGGGACAAGCACAAAACTTTATGTCTGAGCAATTAGATAATATAGTAGCAACGAAACAATCACGGTTAGCAAGAGCCTCTTTTATGCCTCCAGATGTTCAGGATCATCTGGCTAATTTAGTTAATACAGGAACTTTCTAATGCCACTAGCAGGTGCGTTCTTAAAAGCAGCAAAATATTTAGGGGAGGGTGCTTTTCCTGCTTCTCGTGCTATTGGTAGGGGAGGTGCTGCTGTTGCAGATAAAACCCAAGGTTTAATTACGGGTATGAGTGCAAGGGGAATGAAGATTAACCCTTATATGGCGGGTCCGGCTGCATACTTTGGAACGACGTTTACTAAGGATGTCATGGTAGATCCTATTATGGAAGGATTCACAGAGAATCCTTATTCAGATGCTATTCAAGCTTCTAAGGAAAGATACCGTGGACAGCAGATGGCCCTTAGAACTAGATTAGAATATGAAAATTTACAGAGAAGGATGCAACAAGCAACCATGAGACTTGCTGTAGCCGACCCACATCTCTATAATGAAGTCATGGCGGGTAGAAGCCTTCCCAAAGACGCTGTAGTTTTTGGGGGTCAACCCCGTACAGATTTAATGGAAGAACTGGCTATGAGTATGGCTCAAGATCAGTTCAAAGAACCTCCATCGGCTCAAGATGAGTTGATGCAAGAACTTGGAGTTTAATTATGGCTGGTGAAGCCCCTCTACCCATTCAAGAATGTCCTGACCTTATCTGTCATACAATATCAATTCCAGTCCCAGATGCGGTTTGGGATGACGGTGCTGTAACAGCAGAAGGGCAATTCCTTTTTTACTGTGAACGAGATACTATTGTAGATGCAGCTCATTTTATATGTAATGTGACTGATGCATCAGGTGATATAACTTTAAATACCGGATCAACTGGTGTTGCTTCTGCAGGTAGTGCGATTAGTTCTGTACTAACGCCTGGTGCTACAGCAGGTGTACCCCAAGCCTTTACAATGACTGAGACAGCGAACTTGATTCCTGCAGGTAATTGGATTGGTGTTGAACATGATGGTGATGCTGATTCAGCAGATCTCGTTGGTGTTATGATTCAAATTCGTCTCCGCACACGACAACGTTAATCCTTTTTGAGTCGAGGATACAACCGGGCAGGTTCCGTGCCTGTCCGGTTTCTCATATAATCAATTAGATGGAATATCAAGCATCTCCATTTGAACCGATTCGTACCTTTGATATACCGGGGGTTGCACTTCACCAATTCTTAGAGGGTACGGCAACTCCAAGTTCTCTGTGGAATTTAACGGTTCCTTCTAAGAGAGCGAACCTTACTCCACAAGAGCAACTCTCCCTAACAGAAAAACTTAAAAATGAATATGGGGGAGACAATCGTGCCTTAAGAACCATGATTGGTATTGCCACTAACCCGTGGGTGTGGTTGGGGTTCGCGTTTTCTCCTGCAGGTGTTGATGCTTTAAGAGCAGGACGAAGTGTGTTTGGTTCCGGACGACATGTGGCTAAATACATTAATAATAATGGTACTTTTCTTGATCACTTGGGAGGTTCTACTTTTAGACATATATCCGACAATACAAAGTTGGCGGTTGGTGCTGAAGCAGATGCCCTTCAAAGAGCAAAATTTTTGAGGTATGCGGATGAAGATGAAGCAGAATTTCTCGTTAAGTATTATTCAGATCCCGCAAGAAAAGAGAGACTTACAAAATTAGGATTTAAAGAAGCACCTAGAAACTTAGAAGAAATACTTCAAGTAATGGCTAGGAGTGAGGGATTGGCACACCCTAAAAAGTTTACCCCTCGCATCTTTGATCCTAGGTACAAACCTCGAAAAGAACATGAGGGATTGGCTAACGACATTAGAAGACTTGTGGCTATTGGATTAAGTGGTAGGCAAAGAGCTACCAAAGAAATCCTTAGTGAATTGCAGATGGGTACTTACTATGTTATGAAGGAAGCAGACTTGACTAAAGGTCAAAAGTTCCTTGATGGCTTAGGGGCCGAAGTAAAATATAAAGGTCCGGGTAGATATGCAATTCCTTATCAGGAATATGAAACCCTTCATATTAAGAATCAAGCATTAAAGAAGGCAGGAAAAACGGAAGGTCTGCATGACATATACATGGATCCTGATGAGATCAAGATCATGCATGAAACAATAGAGTTACCTCCTCTAATGGATGAAGCCAAGTTTAATGCTTTGGCTAATGATGAAATTAAAGCAATCATTGGCTCTAAAAGAAATGTATTAGACAAAGCAGTTACTCGATTGATGGGTGATGAACAAGAAATGGCGAGGGTTTTAGGTAGAGAGTTTAAGTTGAGCGAGAGAAAATTAACCACTCTTATCTCTGCTCTTGATGGTACTGAGGGTGCCAATCTTTTCTTGAAAGGTTCTATGGAAGAGTTGGTTCAACCCGGAATGCTTAATGCTAAGGGTTCGGATATTCTTGCTACGCTTTTGAACAGAGAAGTTCATCAGTATAGAATGTCTACCTTTACTAAGAAAGAAAATTTGATGAGGCTTTTGGAGGGTTCCCTTTTACCTTCCTTTAGTGAGGGTAACTATCTTCCAAGAAACACTTTTAAGTCTGCTGGTTCAGACGCACTTAGTAGTGAATATGTACTTAGAGGTGCCACAGATACTTCAAGTCTAGCTGAAACAAGTAGACTTATGAATAGAACTATTGGTTCTAGAAGATTACATCCCGAAGATTATGAGTGGTTGATTAATCACTCACGACAATCTGTTGCTGCTAATCCAAGCACACATAACAGAGCCGTCCTAGAGGGGTTACTACACGATCAAGATAAAGTAATCAAGGCTATAGGTAAGAATGAAGAGATGGGAATTGAATCTTTGTTTTTAACTCTTGATGGTATAAACTCTACGGAGAGATACTTAAAAGACTCTTCGGAGATGTGGTCTAGATATCTTCCTCACCTTATACAAGATCCTATGGGTACAGGTAGATTAATGCACGACCCAGCAGTATACGGAAAACTTAGAGCCCTAGATAATACTATTAAAAGAACACCTGAAGGAATGAGATCAAGTGAGGGTGTCCCTCTAGGTGATATCTTTAAGGCTAAGACTCCTTGGAGAGCACCTGCTGATTGGGTAGAGGGAAAAGAAATAGCGTATTTTACTGACACTTTAGATGATCTTATGTCTGGAAACAAAAGACATCTTCAACCTGCAGGAGGTATTACCCTAGCAGATATCATGGGTAATGATTGGGTTGCATTTAAGAACAATCACGCTAAAGGATTTTTTAGAGATACCTTACTACCTCACATGTCAGGAAGACTTAATCCTCAACAAGCTTCAATGAGATCGCTTCAAGCTACGACCCGAGCACAACTAGAAACCTTTGCAGAAAGTAGATTGGGAGAAACTATTAGATCTTGGGGTAAACCCGGTGAAGACTTTATTGATGGGTTATTGGATATGTCTCAAACTAGAAGCATCTCGGGATCTTTGGCTAAGGGTTTGTATGTAGGATTTTTAGGGGTCAACATGTCCAGTGTAATGTTGAACTTAATGCAACCTCTACTACACGCCACGATGTTTGGTGGTCTTGATAATGTCCTACCTGCCTACAAAGATGCATTCTTAGAGATCATGGATTACGGGGCACAGAGAATGAAGTCTGGAAAACTAATCATCTCTGATCGTGAGAGAGCAAGGGCTATGGAGAAGTCCTTTGAGTTTGTTGATTCTCTTGGCATGTCTCCAGATGTTTTCGGTAGTATTGATATTGCTTCTTATGCAGGGACCCAACGTTATGGAGTAGAGAGCGGGTTAAAATATGCAACCCAAAGTCTTCCGATGAAGCTCTTTGAAAAAGCAGAACTTCTTAACCGTAATGTTGCTGCCCACACAATGAAGAGGATGTATCAAAAAGCGGGAAGAAAAGTACCTACTGCTGCTGCGGGTAAATGGAGTAGTACCGAAGAAGAATTCTACCGATTCCGTAATGATGTAGATACCTTTGTTCAAGAGACACAATTTGGTGGTACCCCCATCAATATGCCTACGGCTTTTATGGGTGAGGGTCCTTTAGGTAAAGCACTTAGTAACCCCTTGGGTCGTCAGTTTTTAAGTTTCCCTACCCGTGCCTTTACTTCTTGGCTCCAAACAGGTAAGAGAATATCCCCCACTCGTAGGATCCGTGGTACAGATATCCAAGTACACCATACTGTTGCAGACATGTTAAGGCTCATGGGTACTGGTGCTGTAGTTTACGAATTCGGTAAAGAGATGTTGGGCACAGATCTATCTAGAGGAGTGGGGGTTCAACCTATCTTTGAGGTAATGGATGCTGGCTTTGTTCCTCCTATAGTTAAACTCCCTATGGATTTTATAGAGATAGTAACAGGAGATTTAGAGTTAGCAAAGTCTTCTCTCCCTGCGGTTTTCCCCGGTGGTATTTCTGCGGTTCGGGCTATGGGAATGCTCCCAAAACTAGGAGATACTTACTTGCCTGATATGGCTAACAGTCTCCAAAGAACTTATGTTGATTGGGACACACAAACACCTGACGGATATCGTCCCGTGTATTCGGGAGACGGAAGACTAATAAGTTACGATAGTCCGTTCACAATTATTACAAGAGGTCTTGGCTTAAAATTAGAAGATCATCCACGAGCAGGAGAAGTTGACGGGTACTTATTAAGTCAACGAGATATCATTAATAAAATGACGGGTGATTACATGAATGCATTATTAACTGGAGGGAATGTATCAAAGGCTCGTGGTATTGAAGCAGAATTCAAAAAGAAATTTGGAGTACCTTTAACGGTATCTAAGGATCAATGGCGAAGACGTATTCGTAACCTACAAGTAGCAAGAACAGAACGTATAGCAAATTCTCTACCTGCTGCATACAAGAGTTTGTACCAAAGTACCCTAGTAAAACGTTACAGAGAGATGGGTTTAGCATCTCCAGAAGAAGCCATGGCTGGTATGACATCGGGAGCAAGAACAAAAGCAGGAGCAGCAAGACCCGAAACCGTAACACTTTCACCAGAAGCTGTAGAAGAAATTCGAAATCACATGAAGAAACTAGAGCAGGAAAAGCCAATAGAGGAGCAAGGGTTTGACCCATTTAAAGCATGGAACCAATAAGAAAAGCGACCTTCGCAGCAATATCGTGCGTTCATACTCCCTTTGAAAATGAAGATGCAAAGAGTTGGATGTTGGCTAGTATATGTGCTAACCCCCCCTCTCGATTTATATTTTTAGGAGACTTGTTTGATGCAGGTGCGGTTACCGTGCACCCTTCGGAGTTCGAGCATGCTCTCGAAGATGAGTACGAGCACGGGCATAAGTACCTCTCGGACATCATGGGTGTATTACCACCAGAGACTGAGTTGATTTGGATTCATGGCAACCATGACGATAATATCTTGGCTAAAGATCCTAGGCGATCACCACGGGGATTACGTTCCTTGCTGTCATGGAACAAGCACTATGAATTTGGAGAGTTATTCCGTAAGTGGAAGCAGATACCCTATACCAAATGTAAGCAGGGGCTTTATAAAATTGGGCAGGTATATTTCTACCACGGCTTTGATGCAGGAGTTAATAGTGATGAGCTCGAAACCCTTCAGATGGCACAGATAGTGGGGGGTCATGCTCATAGGTTATTTGTAAGGGGGCACACTCATAGACCTGTAGGTGTTGAACAATGTACGAGAACCTCTAAAATAAAGCTGCCGTGGTACTACGCTAATGCGGGTACGATGGGACCCCTCAATCCTGACTACATGAATCGTAAGGACTCATCGGGATGGGGTGCTGCGATTGTTAGAGGTGAGGCTTCCTTGTCGGAACCTAGAAGACCCTCTACTTCAGATTGGGATGCTCACGTAGAATTATTTTAATGTTATTTTGGAACCGATTAATTGTGATTTGTAGACCGGAACCTACAGCCGTAGCCATACTTGTATTGAGTTGGATCCTTCTACGATAGCCCCTGAATGACGACGCTTTTTGTTGCTTCCTGTAGTCAAAGAC